GCACGAGGTCGGCCGGAATGGCGAACTTGTCGGCGATGGTCTTGGAGCGGGCGAACGCGCCGCCGATCATCTCTTTGTGCAGCGTGCCTTCGAGGCCCTTGGCGCGGGCTTCGGCGGCGTCGAGCTTTTCCTGGTAGGCCTTGGTGATCTCGGCCTTGACGGTCTCGACCTGCCCGGCGTCGATCAGCTTCTTCGCGTCGAGGCCCGAGACCGTCTCCAGCGCCTTGCGCGCCTGTTCCGGGTCGAGGCCCTCGAAGACCTTGAGGGCCGTTTCGGCCTTTTCGGCGCGCTCGCGGTGGCCCTTGGCCTCGCCGTTGAGGCGCCCGATGGTGTCGCGCGTGCCGACGGCGTCGAAGGCGATGGTCTTGCCGGCGTCGACGTAGACGGGCTTTCCGTCCTGCACGACAGCGTAGGTCACACCCTCAATCGTGGTGGTCTGCAGTTCCATGTTGGTGGCTTTCTCCGGCATCCGCCGGGGTCTGTGGGCCATCAGGCCCGAGCGCCCCGCGCATCCGCGTCGAGGGCATGGGAAAACCCGCCAAGCGTGAGCCGGGCGGGTGCAGCCGGCGCGGGGCCGGGTGTTACTGGCGGGCCGGAGCCCTAGAAGTCGACGGTGACGACGCGGCCTTGCGCCAGGCAGAGGGCGCAGACGATTTGCTTCTGGCCGCCGGATGCGGGCCGGCCGCGATACTTGCGGACCATGCCAAGGCGAACCTCGACCATCGCGTTTCCGGTGCAGGACGGGCAGCGAATGAACTCAGGCGGCAGGATCGCCTTGGCGCTCGCGCGACGCTTGGCCAGGGCCTTGTCGGGCTCCGGCGTGCCGTCGATGACTGTGAAGGGGGTGCGGGCCACGCCCTACCCTACGCCAGCCCTCTCGAACGCGGTAGCGTCCCGGCGCCGTAGCTCCTCAAGCGTCAGGGTGCGGCCCTTGTTGTCGGTGAAGCGGTCGACGGTCAGCCCGCCGTCGCGAAACAGCTTGGCCTTCGCCGCGCCCAGGATATCGGCCTGCGTCTCGGGCGATTGCCGGCGAAGCCACGCGTCATAGGACGGGAACTCGAACGGCTTGACGCCGGGGATCGGGTCGAGGACCGGAACGCTGGTGGATCGGCAGTTATGTGTTACAATGCCGTCAGACACATACCAGTTCTTTTCGGTCTCAAGGTTGAACACATGACCCGCAAACTTCCGCCGCTCGACGTTGACCACCTTGTCGAGCGTTACAGGTCCGGCGTCGCCATCAGTGATCTGGCGCGCGAGCAGGGCGTCAGCAGCAATGTGGTCCGTCGCCAGATGGCAGATAGCGGCTTCGCGTTCCCTCGCGCCGGTCGGCGGACTGTCTCCTTGGACGCCGACTGCGTCGTGGAAATGTTCCTGTCCGGCATCGGTGTCCGTGGCATCGCCGATCACTTCGGGTGCAGTCCACGCCCTATCGAGGCGGTGCTGGCCGAACGAGGCATTGCCTTGCGGAACCGTGCCGAGCAGCAGCGAGCCCGCATGAGCCGCGCTACGCCCGCCGAGCGAAAATCCCTCGCCAGCGCCGCCCAAGTAGCTGCTCGCGGTCGGGTCAGAACCGACGCCGAAATGGCCCTTGCGGCTCGAACCCGACACGAACGGCAGACGCACCGATCCGAAGCCGAGGCTATGCTGGCGGCCATGCTGATCGAGCGGGGCCTCGCCCCCGTCGTCCAGGCTCCGGTGGGCCGCTACAATTGCGACCTGACCGTCGACGCCGTCGCCGTGGAAGTCTTCGGCGGTGGTTGGCACTGGCACGGCAGACACCTGCTCGTGACGGAGGAACGCTTCCGCTACATCCTCAATTCTGGCTTCCACATTCTCGTCGTCAAGGTTGACGAGGCCCACCCGCTTAATGCCGCCGTCGCAGACTACGTGGCCGCCTACATTGAGCAGGCCCGCCGCGATCCATCCGCCGTCCGTGAGTATCGGGTGGTTCGGGGTGCAGGTGAGTTCCTTGCCGGTGGCCGTGCGGATGACGACCACATCTCCATCATACCAACGCTTAAACACGGTCGAGACCCGCGAACTGGTCGATACACGAGCACTCCCGACTAGGCAGTTGATGTGCCGGGGCGGCATCGGCCCCTTGCCAAGCGGGTAGATTTTCCCGTGCAGACTGGCGCAGGTCAGCGTTGTCCGCAGGTCGAGCGTGGCCACGAAGCGCCACCCCTTGACGATGTCGCCGTTGGCTTCCCACGTCGCCTGCGCGGCGGTGTTGGCCGTGTGCGTCAGGGCCGTGCGGACCATCGCCTCGGCGCCGCGCCGGCTGGTCTCCATCACGCCGTCCCGGTATTGCGCCGCCTTGGTCCCCCGGATCGACCGGACGATGTCGGGCGTGGTCTGGCCCTCGACGAAGCCTTGGCGGATCGCGTCGCGCACCCGGCGAGCCGCGCTCTCCTCGGCCTCGGCCAGCCATTCGCGCAGCAGCTTGCCTTGGAACGGGCGCGACCGGACGGCGGCGACGATCTGCTCGATGGGCGGCAACGGCGAGAAGGTAGCGACGACCACCGGGCGAACCGGGTTGGCCAGACGCAGCGCGAACTCGGCCTCGGCCTGGGCCGTGTCCGTCACGTCGGCGTTCATGCGCGCCCGGACCAGCACCCAGCCATCAGCCTGAATAGACCGGACCTCGGCGAGCAGCTGTTCGAGCCGTTGCCCGCTGACGGTCTCGTTGCTCGTCCGGGCCAGCCGCTCGACGATGGCCTTCTCGGTCCTGTTGAGCAGGGCGATGACCTTGCGGACCACGCCGGTCGAGTAGCGCGACAGGCCGATGCGGTGCGAGACCGCCAGGTCGTGAACCTGCTCGGGCGTGAGGGCCATTGTTAGTCGCCCTTGAACACTTCGCTGCGAAGCGCGGCGGCGGCGTAGGCCATCAGGGCGCTGCCGGCGCCTTCGCTCTCTCCGGTGACGAGCCAGCCCGTCGCCACATTCTGGCGGATGCCGCAAAGGGCGAACATCAGCGCCTCGGGCTCCTCGCCGTAAACTTCGGCAAAGTCGTCGAAACTCGCGGCGACCTGGGCCATGAACTGCTCGCGGCGCTCGTTGCCGACCCTGGCGCCGTGAAGCGAAACAACTTCGGCGGTCACGCTTCGGCCGCCTCGGGTTCGTCGGCCTGTTCGTCCTCGGCCTCGCCCATGCTGCCCAGCGCCGGCCCTTCGGCCTCGACCTGCTCGGCCTCCTCCTCGGCGTCGACTTCCGCCGCGAGGTAGCCCCGGCGCTTCATCTCGGCGATGGCCCGGCCCTTGGAGATCAGGCCGCCCTGCTGCATGGCAAGAACAAGCTGGCCGGACGCCTCGCCGAGGCTGTCGGCGCCGAAGTCCTTGAACAGCGTAACGTGCCCGCCGGTCGGCAGGTTCGCGTACTGCGCCATGAAGTAGAGGGCGAAGTCGAGGCTGTCCTCGAACCCCTCGACGAGCCGCTGCAGGTCCGACTTGTTCGCATCGGCGTCGCTGGCCGCCTCGGTCGCGGTGCGTTGGCCGGGCTTCTTCACCAGCAGTTCGGCGCCGGCCTGGATCATCTGGTCTTCAAGCGCGGCGAGGGCCTCTTGCCCGACGCGGACGCTTTCTGCCGATCCCTGCGCGACCTTCACGTCGCCGCCGATGGGCAGGTAGATGACCGAGTTAGAACTTGAGACGATGGGCTCGTCCTTGTTCCCGCCGACCAGCGCGAGCAGCCGCTTCCGGGCGTACATCACACTGTCGTCCTGATCGCTCTGGCTCTGCCAGTGCTTGACGTTCAGGAACGCGAGATCGAGCAGCGGGCTAGCGCCGCGCATGTAGCCGAGCCGCTGGCCGTAGATCGGCACGAACGGGATCACGTCGAGCCCGCTTTGGCCCTCGCTGTCGAGCAGCCATTCGGAGGTCTTGGTCGCCGAGGAGACCTTGCGGAACACCTGCCAGGCGCCCGGGGTCAGGACGCGGACGCGCTCGACCGCCTTCTCCCCGTACTCGCCATCGGCCTCTACGCCGTCCTCGCGCAGCCGCAGCTGGGTCAGGACGATCCGGCCGCCGCGCGTTTCGGTGCGATAGCCGATGATCTGGTCATGATGGACCCGGACCATGTAGGGCCGGATGCCGGCCGATTGCTCATCCTCGCGCGTGACGACCGGGCCGGCCGTAGCAGGGCGCGGCGGTGCGTCGACGAGAATGCCCGCCAGCCCATAGGCCAGCGCCTCGGTGAACAGCGCAGCGGCGAAGGCGTCGAGGTTGACGCCCGACAGGTCGACGTCGTCGCACCATCCCCGGACGTTGGCCGGCACGTCGTCGCCGTAGGTAATCGCGGACGAGAAGGGCTTGCCGACCATCACGGAGACGGTGCGGCGGAACGCGGGAAACAGGGTCGAGACGCTCACGCGCGCCTTGAAGTCGTCGGGATGCTCCAGCGTGAACCGGGGCATGTGCTTCTCGCCCGCCTCGCGCATCGCGGCGGTTCCCGCCATCAGCGCCTCAAGCATGGGCCAGTTCTGCGCTATGGCCTCGATGGCGGCCGAGCGGTCGTTTACGGCAGCGGCCATCGGTCCTCCTCTAGCGCCTCATCGGCATTGCGGTCGCGGGCGCCGGGGCGAGCGCGAGTTCGTTGATGGCGTCGGCCAGCGCGTCGACCTGATCGTCGTGCGAGCCCGAGGGGAACGTGCAGACCTCGTTCAGGAAGGCCTCGTTCCACGGGCCGCGCAGGATTTTGATGTTCCCCGCCTCGGCCTGGGCAGCGGCCGGGGTCGCCCGGGTCTGCTTGTCGCCCGTCGGGGCGATGGCCTTGACCGGGTAGCCGGCTAGCTTGGTGATCAGCGTCGCGGCGTAGGCTTTGCCGGCGGCGCCGGGGTCTTGCGGCAGGCGGATCGTGCAGGCCGTGCCGTCCTGGCTGGCCGTGGTGACGATCAGCCGCTCGACGCCGGCCGGGCCGAGGCGGTCGTGGCGCACGTCTTCGACGTAGAACACGCCGTCGGGCGTCCGTGACGCCTTGACGCCGGCCGTGGCATCGCCCCCGCCCTCGGTGGCCCCGAGGTCCCATGCGCGGGCCTTGCGGGTCGCCGTGGCCGGTATCGCGTCGACGATCTCGAACCATGCCCGCTTGAACAGGCCGCCTTCACGCGGTGCCGGGCGCTGCTGAAACTGGCCTGCAACCGCATGGCCGCCGAGCGCGATTTTGTCGCGCTCAACGGTCGCGCGCGGGAACCGCTCAGGGAACAGAAGCTCGCCGTCGTAGCTGCGCGGGTCGGTGAAGCCTATTGAGGTCCGGCAGCGGTGGTCGGGCTCGAACTCCATCGGGAGCATCAGGTGGTCGTAGCCAAGCCCCAGGGCGATGGCCTGGCCGCTGACGTCCTCCTCGTGGAGGCGCTGCATGATGATCACGATGGCCGACTTCTGCGCGTCGTTGACGCGGGTGGGCAGGCTTTCGCGGAAGATGCGGGTCGTGGTCTCGCGGTCGGCGGGGCTCTCGGCCTTCTCGGTCGAGTGCGGGTCGTCGACGATCACGCGGTCGCCACGGCCGCCGGTCAGGCTGGCAAAGGGTTTCGCCTCGCGCCAGCCTTGGGCGGTGTTGCTGAACGACTTCTCGCCCGAGCGGGTTAGCCGCACGGCCTCGCCCCATAGGGCCTGATACCATTCACTCTCGACCAGATCGCGCATCCGGCGGGCGTCGCGCTTGGCGTAGTCCTCGCTGTAGCTGGTCGTCAGGTAGCGCATGGACGCAAGGCCGCACGGGCCCCACTCCCACGCCGGCCAGAGGACGCTGACGAGCAGCGACTTCATCATGCCCGGCGGGATGTTGATCAGCAGGCGGGTGATCCGCCCGGCCGTAACCGCCTCAAGGTGGGCAGCGACGGCGTCAATGTGCCAGCCGTGAACATACTGCGCCGAGGGTTCCAGCACCGGCCACGCCTCGCGCACGAAGCCGGCTAGCGTGGTGCACCGGGCGCGGATCGCGTCGGCGTCGTTCGCTATCCGCTCGCGTTCAGCCTTCGCCGCCCTCGTCGCTATCGCCGCCTTGACCGCCATCCGGGGCGGAAGCGGCAGCGGCGAGCTTGTCGTGGATAGCATCAAGCAGGGCTAGCTCCTCGTCGCTCAGGGCCGAAAGGTCGACCTGGTGCTGGATCGGGCCGCCCCCGGCTCCGGTGTGTTGATGGTCCTGCCGGTCGCTTTGGCCGAGGTAGTTCTTGCCGAGGAAGATCGCGACGGCGGCATTCTTTTCGGCCAGCGCGAACTGCTTGCGGCGCAGGGACATGCGGCCTTGGCCCCGGCCATCATCAAACGCGGCGCGGGCGTCCGGGCAATCGGCGAGAAACTTCTTGAACGTGTTGATCGAGACGCCCAGCACGGCGGCGGCCTCGGCCTCGGTGCACATGATTGACGACCAGGCGGTCAGCTGCTTGAGCGTCTGCGGGTCCGGGTTGAGCGTGCGGGGTCGCCCGCCTTTGTTCCGCGCGATCTCGTCGGCCGGGGCCTTTTCTATGGCGCTATCAGGAACTGCCGGGGCGTCGGCCATTTTCTTTCGCTTTCTCGCCGGTCGGCTGGCGGACTGCTCTGGAGCATCGCGGTGGTCTCGCGTAGCGTCCGGCCATGTTGAGCAAGTCAGACCAGATCAGGGCGGCATGGGCGGCGGGCGACCAGATGGGCGCCCTTCGGATCGCGGCCCGGTTCTTTGATCGCTCCCCTGAGACGGCGGTGATCCGCCGGGGTTGGGAAGCGCATGGCAACCCGACGTTTTACCGCCAGATCGGGAAGGACCCGGCGGCTATGACGCAGGCGGGCCTAGATGCCCTCGCCGCCAAACTCAGCCTCGGCTAGACGCCGCGCCTTACAAGGTTCAGCGCGGCGGCGGCGGCGGCCTGTTCAGGCAAGATGTCGACGCCAACGGCATCAAATCCCATTGCGTCGGCAAGTGCTGGTATCGTCCCGCGCCCGCAGAACGGGTCGATGATCGGCCAGCGTTTGTCGCCAGCGAAGCGCACGGCCAAATCGGCGACATTGATGCCGATCCCGTTAGGGTAAAGCACCGGCCCTCGCTCCATCACGTCAGGCGTCGCAACGCCCGGCCTTCCCTTCGCGCTGAACGCGATCAGGTGGCTGTATCCCGGGCGGTGCAGATCGGTTGCGCCGACGCCCCGCCGGAGAACGATCTTGTGCCATAGCAGTCTTGAGCCCGCTTGCTCTCCGGCCGCAAGGACCAGCGCGGCCTTGCTCATGGTTTGGCCGGCAACCTTGCGGTCGGTCTGGTAGAAAATAGCCGGGGCTTCCGGAGCGGTGATTGAGAAGCAGGCGGCCAGCGCGCCGCTGAACCATTCTTTCCACTCGGGGATTGTGGTCCCGATCTCCTCCGCGTCGGGCAGGCTCGTAACGACGGCGCCGAGGGCTTTACACGCTGCCATCCAAGGCAGCGCGTCGGCGCATATGATCTCCCGCGTCACTGTTCGATTTCCCAGCCGCCGCCGGGATCAGCTATCGACGCCATGTCGCCGAACTCGACCTCGCCCAGGGCCTCGACGGCCTTCTTCGCGCTCCCCTTGAGGAAGACCAGCACGTTCTGGTGCGTCTTGCCGAGCTTGCGGCCGCTGGCGAACTGCTTGCCGGCGCGGATGGGCAGGGAGCCGACGGCGGTGACGAGGATCGCCTCGTTGTAGTAGTCCAGCCCGGCGTCGCGGAACGCTTGGACGGTGTCGCCGACGAAGTCGTAGTAGGCGCCGCGCTTGTCGCGGACATCGCCGACGACGAAGCAGGCGAAGCGGTCCTGTTTCAGCAGGGCGCACGCCTTGGTGATGATCTCAAAGTAGGCGGGTCGGAACTCCTCATAGCCGAGGGTCGAAAGGTCGCGCGGGTCGTCGCTGTAGACCTCAAGGTCGGCATAGGGCGGGCAGCTGAAGATGAAGTCGGCTTCGGCGCCGGCCGCCAGAGTTTCGATGTCGCGGCTATCGCCGGTTATCCAGCGGGGGCGCTCGCCCTCGGCGCATATGGCTTCTGCCTGCGCCTGGTTGGCCTCGATCTGTTCAGCCCTGAGATCGACGCCTAGGTAGCGCCGGCCCAGCTTGGCGGCGACTATCCCGCGCACAGAGCCGCCCGCGAACGGATCGAGGACCAGACCGCCGGGCGGGCTGAACCACCGATAGGCCAGTTCACAGAGAACGGGGTCGAAGATCGAGGTGCCGCTCACGCTACGCTCGGCGCCGTCGTAGTTCGGTATTTCGCCGAACGCGAGGCCGGCAGGAACCGATCCCTTGCTCACGCCCCCCCCCCGCTGGATAGCGTTCAGGGCGGATTGCGATGCGAAGGCCGCCGCCTTGGGTTTAGCCACGGGGCTGATACTTTCCGGTGCGCTTCAAGATGCTGGCCTCGTTGGGGGCGATTGCACCGAGCGTCCCCGCCCGTCGCCCCGCGCTTTCGTCTTGCCGTAGTCCGCCGCCGGCCTCATCGAGCCGCCGGGGCTTGCCCCCCCCCC